TCGTCGCCGCGAACGAGCAGACGGCCGCGCACGTCATGAAGGCCGCGCGCCGGATGATCGAGCTGTCACCGGAGCTGTCGGCGCGTGCTCACCTGCTGAAAGACGCGATCCGCACTCCGCAGAACAACGGCGAGCTGATGACAGCGGCCTCGACGGTCGCCGCGCTGCAGGGCTTCGATCCGAGCTTGCAGATCGTCGACGAGTTGCACGTCGTCACGGCTGACGTCTGGGAGGCGGTGAGCTCGGCGGCGGGCAAGCGCGACCGTTCCCTGACGCTGGCGATCTCGACCCCGTCCGACTCGCAGGACAGCGTCATGTACGAACTGGTGAAGCACGGCCGCGCAGGTAGCGACCCGTCGTTCTTCTTCCGTGAGTACGCCGCGCCGGCCGGATGCGCGATCGACGACCGGAAGGCGTGGAAGGCCGCGAACCCGGCGCTGGGCGACTTCCTGTTCGAGGACGCGCTCGAGGCGCTCCTGCCGCCGAAGACACGCGAAGCAGCGTTCCGTCGCTACCGTCTCGGGCAGTGGGTGGGTGCCGCCGAGTCGTGGCTGCCGTTCGGCGCATGGGATCTCCGCGCGAGCACCCGGCAACTCGTCGACGGCGAGCGGATCGTGCTCGGATTCGACGGCTCGGCGTCCGGTGACTCGACCGCGCTGGTGGCCTGCACGCTCGACGGGCATGTGCAGCCGCTCGGCATCTGGAACAAGGACGGCGAGCCTGGCTGGCGTGTGCCGCGCGGGGAGGTCGACAGGACGGTGCGGGAGGCGTTCGAGCGCTTCGACGTCGTCGAGCTGGCGGCGGACCCGTGGGGCTGGCGTAGCGAGATCGAGACGTGGTCGCAGGAGTACGGAGAGCGGCGCGTCGTCGAGTACAACACCGGATTCAGGAACCGGATGGGGCCGGCCGCAGACCGCCTCTACGCGGCCGTGATGGCCGGTGACGTCACCCACGACGGCGACCCGATCCTCGCGATGCATGTGGCGCAGACGGTCGCCACACAGACCGCTGTGGGCGCGATCGTCCACAAGGACAAGCGGAACAGCACCCGGAAGATCGACGCCGCCGTAGCCGCGATCGTCGCGTTCGACCGGGCTGCACATCACTCGAAGAAGAAACGACGCGGAAGGGTCGCAGGATTCAGATGAACACATTGGAGACGCTGCAGCAGAAGCTCAGCGAGCAGACGGCCGAGCTGACGAAGCTCGACCAGGCGTACGAGGGGAAGCAGCCCGGCGCGTTCCTCACCCAGAAGGAGCGGGAGGCGCTCGCGAACCGGCTGCTGGCGCTGTCGGTGCGGTTCCCGAAGCTGCTGGTCACGTCGCTGGCCGAACGCCTCGCGGTCACCGGATTCCGGGCTGTCGGCGAGACGGAGGCCGACAAGGAGCTGCATCGTCTGTGGCTGGCGAACGACATGCAGGAGCAGTCGCACCTCGCGCACATCGACACGCTCACCTACGGCCGGTCGTTCGTGATCGTCTGGGCGCGGGCGGACGGCTCGCCGCTGGTGACCGTCGAGAGCCCGAAGCAGATGACGGCGCTCTACGATCCCGCAACGGGCGCGATCGTCGCGGCGTTGAAGCAGTGGAAGTCCCGCGACGAGAAGACCACCTACGCGTTCCTCTACGAGGCCGACAGCATCACGCGCTACGAGGGCACCGCCGAGAACACGCTGCGCGTCGTCGATAGCATCCCGAACCCGCTGGGCGAGCCGCCCGTCGTGTCCCTCGTGAACCGCCAGCGGCTCCTCGACGTCGACGGCGTCTCGGAGATGGCAGACATCCTCGACCTGACCGACGCGCTCAACAAGACGATGACCGATGCCATGGTGACCAGTGAGCGGTTCGCGCGGCCGCAGCGGTACGCGATCGGCTTGGAGATCGTCGAGGACGAAGACGGCAACGTCGTGAAGCCGTTCGATGGCAACGACGAGCTGTGGCAGTCGGAGGAGCCGGACACGAAGTTCGGGCAGTTCGATGCCGCCCGCCTCGACGGCTACGGCGACCTCACAGCCACGCTCACGCAGCAGATCGGAGCTATCGCCGGCCTGCCGCCGCACTACCTCGGGCTCAACGGTGACCAGCCGCCGAGCGCCGACGCGATCCGCTCCGCCGAGGCATCGCTCGTCGCGAAGGTCATCGGCAAGCAGCGCACCTACGGGCGCATGTGGGCGCACGTCGCCGAGCTGATGGTGCGCGTCCGTGACGGCGTGCCGGGGAAGCAGCTCGAAACGCTCTGGGCAGCGCCTGACACGCGCACGCCCGGACAGGAGGCCGACGCGGCGTTGAAGCTCGCGCAGGTCGAGCAGATCAGGAAGCAGAGCGCACCGGAGATGCCGGTGCAGGAAGGAACAGCAGCATGACCACCAACGAGACACCTCAGGAGCCGGAGGGCGAGGAACAGCCCGTCGAGCCGCAGGAGACGCCCCAGGAGCCCGCAGACGACGCTGAGACGTTCCCGCGCGCCTACGTCGAGCAGCTGCGCCAGGAGAACGGGAAGTACCGGCAGCGGGCGCAGAAGGCCGACACCTACGCTCAGCAGCTCCACACGTCCCGCGTCGCCGCGACCGGACGCCTGCAAGACCCGACAGACCTCCCGTACGACGAGGCACACCTGGAGAGCGAGGAAGCGCTGAGCGCCGCCATCGACGCGCTGCTGCAGGCCAAGCCGCACCTGGCATCCGGTCGACCGAAGGGCAGTATCGGGCAGGGGCTGTCGGATGCCGGCAGTAGCGTCGATCTTGCAGGCATGCTCAGGGTGAGGGCCTGACGGGAGGACGGGCACATGACGAATGAGATCTGGGGCGACGCGCGAATCAGCTTCGTTGACTGGAGCGGGACCGCATCACTCGACCAGCGCAAGACGGGACCGCACGCGCTCCTCGAGGACCTGATCGGGCTCGATCACGACGAGTGGATGATCGTCGGTATCGACATCGGCGGAGGCGAGATCGAGAACGGCCGACACGACCTCCACGTTGTGGCCGTCCGGAGGGATGACCTCCCCGAGAGCAGCGTCGACGGCGACTACAGCGAGGAGATCCCCGTCACGGACTTCCTGGTGCACAACGTGGAGCCGTACGAGATCCTGCGAACCATCACGCACCAATTCGAGCTGCGGCTACGGCACCGCGGATGGGGCGAGCACCCGCTGCGCGTTGTCGCGCTCGGCGACGTGCCGGAGCAGGACGATCCGGAGCAGGACGACTGACGAGCGGTATCCTGGAGGGGTAGGGCCTGGTGCCCTGCCCCTTGCCGTTTGTGGGCCTGGCGTCCAGACGATTCCGAGTACATCTCATCGTCAGGAGACACACCATGGCCGTAGACACGACCACCGCACCGGAGCTCACTCAGGAGCAGGTGCAGAAGATCCTCATCCAGCCGCTCGAGGCGGCATCCGTATTCCTCGCCGCAGGTCCGCGCATCTTCGACACCGCCGGCCCGATCCGCATCCCGAAGCTGGGCGCGGCGACCGATCCCGACTGGCACGGCGAGAACGAGCAGATCGACGAAGACGACGTCACGTTCGACGAGATCCTGCTGCTGCCGTCGCACATGAAGTCCGTGAAGACCCTCACGCGCTTCTCCAACGAGCTGGCGCGGCAGTCCGTCGTTGCTCTCGATCAGGCGATCAAGGACCGTCTGGTGCGCGACGTCGCGGCGAAGCTCGATCACGCCTTCATCGCGGGCGCAGCGGCAGAAGCACCGGCTGTCCAGGACACGCCCCTCGGCATCCTGAACTACCCCGGCGTCCAGACTGTCGCCGCGGTCGGCGCTGTCGCGTTCGACCCGTTCCTCGATGCCTGGGGCAAGCTCCTCGCCGCGAACGCGAACCCCGCGGCCGCGAAGTGGTTCATGCGCCCCGAGACGTTCGTGAAGCTCCGCAAGCTCAAGGACGGCCAGCAGCGCTACCAGATGCAGCCCGACCCGACGCAGGACGGTGTCTTCCGCCTGTTCGGCTCTCAGGTCGTCGTGACCGATCGCATCCCGCTCACCGGGGCCGGATCGAGCCGCAAGACCAGCGCCTTCCTCGCGGACTTCTCGCAGGTCGCCGTCGCTCGCGACCAGGCGCCGTCCGTGAAGCTCCTCGACCAGACGTTCGGCGACTACGACCAGCAGGCGATCCGCGTGACCGCTCGCTATGACGCTGCGCCGCTGAACGCCGAGGCTGTGGTCGTCCTCCAGGACGTCAACGAGCCTGCAGCGTAATGGCCTCGTACCGTCTCGTCGCGGCGGCCGACGTGGCCGCGTTCCTGGGGAAGCCCGGGGACGCGGCCACGGTCGCGCTCGCTGAGCAGCACGTCCCGCTCGTCGAGTCCGTCGTGCGCGAGTACACGCGGGGGCGGGGATTCGAGGACGGGACCAGCCTCATGGTCGAGAGCATCGCGCAGGTCGTCATCGCGGCCACGGCTCGCCTGACGCA